CATCACCTTCGCCATATTCCGACCGTACTTCTTCATGTCGCTGTTGCTCTTGCCACCAGCACGCATCTTCTTCGTGCCGTGCATACGGCTCTCGTGAGCCTTGACCTCTTCCTCTGCAATCTTACGCATACCGTTCTTCATCTCAAATCTCCTAGGTCGTTACGACCGTTACCGTTCCGACTTCACCTGCCGGAGCTAATGTATTAGGGGTTAGTGCCGCATCAAACGAACTCGATCCCCCAACCGGGTTCCAGCCCCATTGTATCTGCCGACTACCCGTCGCACCATCGTTACCAACCTCAAAATAGCTCAAATCAGGACGCGGGTTTCTAAGCGCCTGCGGATCATCGACTGGGTATAGACCAAGGGACAACTGCGGCTGGTCTGGGTTCCAGCACTCCGGGCAAACCAAGATATTCACGTTCTTGGTTTTGATCACAAGCGATTTCAGTTGCTTCAACTTGAACCGGAATCCACACCGGTCGCACTCCGCAATCGCGTGTTTGCCACTTGCAAACCTGTTCGGCATTAGTAGCCACCCAAGAAACTCTCACGCGGCACAAACCGCACAGCAGCCTTTTCTCGGTCTTCACCCGCAGCCAAGTCCCACGCCTCGTCGTATTGAGCCTTCAAGACCTGTGTCCGAACATCCGCGCCCGGTATCTTCATCGACAAGTAATAGGCTAGACCCGCCACGAGGCAGGGTAGAAAACGGAACGGAATGTCTTGCCCATTAGAGCCCACACCGGGATCAAACATCCGGCGCAGTCGGGTATAGAACAGTGTCCAAGTTGTGCTGTTGTCAGGCTTCGGCCATACCGTAAATTGCGGATAGACCACCGCACCCGCCGAGTCCGTTGCACCCGTACGACGATTGATCCAAATCTGAATCGGACGCCCCGTCGCATTTTTGTTCGGGATCGCTACGTATGTGCTGGATGAGATACGGGTGATGTTGATGTCCTGCTGGTTCGTGCCCGACCCTGTGCGAATGACGTGATCCAGCAAATCAACCGTGTCGGCAGGAAGATCATAAGTCCCAACGTTGTAGGACAGCGTGTGCGTACCCGTTTCCAGCGTCCAGAGGTTGATGCCTCGATTGGCCCAGTCCATTAGCAACAAAGCAAGGCTACGCCGCGAGGTACGAAAATCGTAACCCGTACGCAGTTCAGCACCACAACGCTCGAAGGCTTCCTCAATAATCGTATTGAGGTCGAGGTTGAAGTCTGTCGTTGCTGTAGTTTTATCGGCCATTACATTCCCTGCCGTCTATACGGCCTTACTTTGGCTTTGATACCTTTCGGCTGCGAGACAAACTGCTTGCCTTGCGCTTTACCTTTACGTTTGGCGGCGGTGGTACGGGCATACTCACTAGGGCTGAGAGCTTTGATCGCAGCTTCTGGAAGATATCTTTCACCCGTGTCACTAGATCGTTTACCACTTTTCGTTCTCCATTTCTGCTGCGTCCAAGCCTTCAACGATTGTTGAGGAGCCTTCATGATTTATACCCGCCGCCTTTAGCCTTGTACTGCTTAGCCAATAACTGTGCCTTACGCGCACTCCACTGCCCCGCACCAGTACCCTGCACAGCCCGTCCTTTGATCGACTCAAACAAGGCTTTACGCATACCCGGCTTCGTGTAGTTACCGGCTTCGTTGACCTTGCTTTTAACCTTGCCGCCTTTGGCGTAAGACGACTCTTCTTCTCTCATGACCTTGAGAAGCTCGCCGCCACCCATCGTCCGCATCATCTCTCTAGCGGTATTTTCGTCGCCATACCTTTTAATCAAAGCCTTCAAGATACGGGCGTTGTATTGAGTGTAGTCATCTTTTGCAGTCCCGCCCTTGGCGTAGGTCTTAATCGGCTTACCCGTGCCAATAACAGGCTTAGAATCCCCGCGCCGTTTCGCACGAGGTATCTTTTTAGGAGCAATTACACCCATGCCACGGGAAGGCATCATCGAACGAATCTCCCGCGAGTCCTACCACGCTCGGCTATGCCATCACCACGAGCACGCTTAGGTTTGGCTTTTACCTTACCGCCCCTACGCATACCGGGCGCACCTTCATCAATCTGCTGAGTCACAAGACCAAACGGGTTGATTTCTTGTTCAGCAGAAACTTCCTGACCGTTGACGTTAACGGTAGTGTTCGTAGTTGACGCAGGTGCGCCACCGCCGCCAGATGATGCTGGAAACGGGTATTGAGCAGAAGACGAATAATCCCCACCAGTCGTAGGAACCCCGCCTGCTGAAAAATACCGGCGTCTCTTCATTAGCACTTACCGCCGTAAGCCATCTTGACCATCTTGCCGCGAGTCTTGCCCTTATGAGCAATACCATCAGCCTGTTTGCGGTATGAACCGCCAACTGAACCACCCGCAGCAAACTTTGATCTGCCCGGCTTCATAGACGGCTTAGCCTGACCACCCGAAGCGTACTTAGACATCTTCGACTTGATCTTGCCACCACGAGCTTTTGCAGTAGGGCCTTGCTGTTCGTTCTTCGTTGCTTCTTCAGAAGCACGGGACTGCTGATCAAGAGCGTCATACGCAGCCTTAGCCATCATTCCACCTTTAAGCGCCTTAGCGCCCGTGTAAGGAGAAAAAGTAAGAGCTGCCATACCCGCATTCTTAAGGCCCGTCAAACCGCGATTAACAGCGGCCTTATTTAAATTAAGCGACCCGCTTCCATAACCGGAATATCGGTCTGCAGGGAGACCGCCCCTAGCCATCTTCTTAACTTTACCTTGGCTGATGCCAAATTTCGTAACACGCTTCATTTCAATCTCCTAAACAATTTTGCAACGAGTTTTGCCTTTGGCAGCAATGCCATCAGCACGCCTAGAAGCCGACGATACCGAACCGCCAGACCTCCTCTTTTCAACAACCTTAGCGCCCGGACTATGCGGCTGGCCTTCGTCCTCATACCGCTTTACCTTGCCCGCACGATACCGGCGCTTTGGTCCACCCGTTTCGTAATCAGGCTGGTTTAGGAACTCGGCAACCTTAAGTTCGTTTTCTTCCGCCTCGGTCAGTTCGTCTCTGTCTTTGTCCTTACGTTCTTTAGCAGGACCGCCAGAATTAAACTTCCGGCCTTTATCGGCTTTCATAAATTTTTCACCTACGGATTGGGGAATGCCCAAACGCTTAGCAGCCTTGGGGTCGTTAGCAACGAGCGCCATCAAACGGTGTTGTTTGCCGGATTTACTAGGCATTAGCAGTTCCACGCACGGAGCGACTTATTAATCCGCGAGTTCGGATCACGTGCCGTCTTAGCACTCGTCAGCTTTTTCTTCATTCCGGTCATTCGGGCACAGAATGATTTCTTACGAGGTCCACCTTCGGGTTGAGGGCGTTTTAGACCCGGCTTACCGGGATTGGCACGGTTATAGGAAGCCCTGCCTTTGGCATTCAAACCGCCAGCAGGATTTTTTCCTTCCTTACGCTGCCACGCAGGAGTCTTCGCCATACGTCACCCGCAGAAAATCGTCACGCCACCCGTGTTGGAGGTCGTGACAACACAGAAGTCATTCACCGTGTTCTTCGTGGTCAAGATACCGTCCGGCGGCACAAAGGCCACACTCGCCAACGTAGCCGAAGGCGTTACGAGACTTAGAATGACCGTGCTAGCCATCTGCGAGGTAAAGGTAATGTTGCCCGAAGCCCCACCAGCCACGAAGTACACCGACTTGATACGCGTACGAGGCAGCGCAAGATCACCGCCAAACCCAATCGCTAGCGAACCAGCCGGGATTTTATCCACCGAAATGGCCGACACCGTGGTGTAGTAGTTGGTCGAGTAGGCAATACCTGCACTGCCTCCCAAGAAACTCTCCGTCACCGTGCCACCATCAAGCCGACCGACCGGGACACCGGTCACAGTAATCGTCAGGCTGGAATCATCGGCAACAGAGGCCGCAGCGACCTTGTAGCCCGTACCGTTGTTACCAATCTGATTGGCAGCAAGCGTCACCGTGCCCGAAGTTGTCACGTTAGTAGCAAAAAACGTCGCGTTGGACTGGCCGGGATTGACCGCCCAAACATCAAATTGCATCGACATGCCTAATCTCCTGTAATGGGTTAAGGGGGCTTAGCGCCCCCCGTGAAATTACAGAGTCAGGGTCGTGTACAGCGGGATGTACTTGGTCGTCGCGCCGATCTTGACCGGAAGGTAGCCCTTCTGATCCGTACCGACAACGCCCGAAGCCACGCTGCCCGTCGTCAGAATGCTGCTTCCAATAACAAGCGTCGTGCAGGCCAAAGTAGCAACCGTGCCAATCGTTGCGGAGATGTCGCCCTCGAAGCCATTGTCCGACTTAACCGGACCACTGAACGTAGTTCTAGCCATTGAAAATACCTCACATGCGAGTCGTGTCCACCAGTCTGCATGTCGTCAGTCGGGGCTGTCTGGTAGACGGATTTTTCCCGATGACTCTGTATACGCTGTGATTTAGGGGGTGTCAACGAGTTTGTTGGACTTCTTTAGGTTCTCTTCGCGGGTCATGATTTTTAAATTAGTCGGGACATGCAACCCCGATACAGTCTCACCCAAAAGTGGGATGTCATGATCCACAACATACTGAACTCCGGTAATACGGCTTACAGTCATAGCGTCGATATAAAGCTGGCGAATGGCACGTTTGTCTTCTTTGGTAAGCCATTTAGGAGTTGCATCTCTAAACCGCCGACGACGAAAACTAACGTACGCCCGATACAAATCCGGATTTTTTGCTTTGTGTTTGTCTTTGTAGATTCGTACCGTTTCAGCGGATCGAGCCTGCGCTCGTGCAATCACTTGGTTACGGTTGCGTTTGTAGTACTCCTGTTTAGCTTTTTGCCCAGCGTCTGACTGGTTGTATTGTCGGAAGTATTCGGCACGGGTTGTATTGCCCTTTTCCCATTCAATCTTCAGGCATTCCACACAAGCCCCTTTGGTCTTGCGTGGGGCGATATGACCGTGCTTACACGGCTCTCCCGTGAAGTAGTACTTTGCACCTGTGGCCTTAGCCTCGGCACGGGATTTAGGCAGCGTTGAAGTATCCATTTCTAACTCCGTATTACGATACGGGTAGAAGATATACGATGCTTTTTAAATCGTCAAGACAAAAAGAAGGGGGGCCGAAGCCCCCCTCCCAAATCAGCGTAAGATACTGATTTATCAGGACGAACCCGGCGAACCGAACATGCCCAGAGGATCAGACCATCCGAAGCTGTAGCGCTCGCGGCTCTTATATCTAACGTTGCCGGTATCGAAATCTCCGTCCATTGAATTCTGGAGCGGAGTACGGACAAAGTGCTTCATGCCGTTCGGAACGTCGGTCGTAAGGAACCAAGCGTTCGTGTCAGTCAAGAAGTGGTTGACCGTATAGCCTTCCGGAATCGATCCCATCGCCTTCAACGCGTTGATGTCGTTGTCAGCGGTGGCAACGCGGAGTTCCGTATCGAGGAGTCGCTTTGCAGTGAACATCAATGCCGGGGGCACGATGAGCTTGCGAGGCTTCGCCGCGATCAAGAGTCCACGCTCGTCGGTCCAACCAGCGATCTGAATAACCGCAGCCTCAAGCGAAGTCTCGTTGAGGTCAGAGGCCGTCAGACGGTTGCTGTTTGAGCCGCCGGAAACAAGCGGGTGTACAGCCGAGAACAGCGCAGCGCCGTCACCGCCCGGATAGGCAGTTGAGAAGCCGTTGTTCAGGACCGAAGCCGCCTTGACCTGCTTCGTGTACGCCATCGCTCGGGCGAGCGCCTTGGTATATCGCTTGGACAGCGAATCGTACAGGTTGTCTTCAACCGCCTCTTCCGTGGTTGTAACGAGCAGTCCACGCTTCCTGTGCGTTGTCATACGCAATCGCAGCACCTTCGGCCTTTACCGGAGCGGCGCTGAAACCAGAAAGCTTGGTCTCCTCTTCAAAGGAACGCTCGGAAGTCTCAGTCTCGTAGATTTCCTTGTGTTCCTCACCATAGGACTTGTACTCAAGACCGAACAGGGCGTTCAAACCCGGCAGGAGTTCTTTGAGTAATTGTGCACGTGAAATAGCCATTTCTTAAAACTCCCCTATCAAGTGCCGAGCGGGTTGTAGTAAGCGTGACCACCAACGATCAGCGAAACGCTCGTCAGATACGGAGCGTTAAACTTCACGATTACCTCGGGGTAATAGGTGGTACCACTCGATACAAACGCCGTGTCTTCGACAACATCAACGATACGAATCGGCAACGAACGGGTGGTCGCCACAGACGAGAGCAGAAGCCCGCGCTGCGAATCACCAGTCGTCGTGTTCAACGCTTCGTCAACCAACGCAACGTTGGTGCCGATGTCGCTATACACAAAGCCGTTCGTGGTCGAGACGTTCAACGAAGCCGAAACGCCAACAGCCTTGAACAGGGTGTCCGGATCATCCGCCACGTACGCATAAATGAACGTACCGGACTTAACCGAAGTACCCGAAGTCCAAGACTGCGAGTAGGTCGGTTGACCCGTCACAGAGGACACGTAGTTACAGCCCAAAAACACGCCTGCGAAACCGCTGTTAGCAGCGGCAGTCGTCACAGCGGCCACTTTCACAGTGCCGTCGGTGTCAAACTCCAGCGGGTCGCCATAACCAATGCTCGCGGCACTGGAGGCAATACGACGCTGACGAGTGGCACCGGCAAACACCTGTCCACCG